GGGGTGTCCCGCAAAAGAACCCTGACAAGGTTCTTGCAGAGGGAATCGCTTGCATTGGAGAGATCAAGAGTGGCGAAAGAACCATCGATAGAAGCCTTCCTAGCCATCTCGCGATGAATAGAAGCGGCGTTATCGAGGTCCCAGCCGGCTCGCCTGCGCAAAGATGAACGTATGGCACTGCCTAGAGAGAGCTGAAAATAAACATTCAGCGAACACTCAATAGCGATGCCTCGATCAGTTATAGCAGTTTTGGGAACCGTTGTGAAACGATTTCCACGCGAGAAACTGATGCACTCCCGTGGGGCTACTCCGAGGCGATCCGCTCGTTTTAAGAGACAGGAGAACCACTGAGTATCAGCCAAGTTCCAAAGGTAGAACTGGGCCCCACGTGTCAGCGTGATCGTATCATCGTACTTATCCGCAGCTGTTGGGTTAGCAACGGAACTCGAAAGGGTCGTGCCGGGACCATGCCTTGCGTAATCGACTAGAGACTTCTTAGGGCGGTAGCCAAGCTTCATCAGCTTAGTTACAACCTCAGGTGACTCAGGAAGATCATCAGGGCAGGGGCCAAGCCACTCCAGGAGATACCGCCTTGCCACGCGAAGAAATTTCGCGTGCATATCATCCGATAAAGGAGATATGAGATAGGGGGAAATCCGTTCGTTAGCTCTATAGCACGACGCTTCGCCCGATTTCCACGAGGCTTGGCAAGCCGCTCTACGCGAGTCTGATGAGGCACCCTTGATGAAAGGGTTCTTCTTCAGGAACGCAACGGCCGCATTTGCTTTAGCGTAGGAAATTGCGCATGCGAAGTTCTTAGGTACGACCTTGAAAGTCAATACCTCGGCCCACTGGCCGGATCTGGCAAGGATTGTCAGAGCAAGGCTAGTGGGACAGTCGAGTTGCGCCCAATACTGGAACGCAGTCTCTTCCAAAAAGGAAAAAGACATGTCAAGTCCTCAATCAAAGGAAGGTAACGATTACGCCGGAGCGTAACCAGTTTCGCAGGCCTGCTTGATCAACGTTTGGTTGGCCAAGTTGAGGAACTGACGGACCGCCTCCGAGATCTCGGAACCGGGAATCGCCTCAGGCATCGTGATCTCCAAGCGCGCGACGACAGAATCCTTCGTCTCGTACTTGGTGGTCGTGGTGTTCTGAGTCGAATACGGCCGACCGAACTCCAGGACTGCGCGACGTGCCGTTGCGGGACCATTATTCATGGTCCGCATCGTCAGCATAGCGCGATGTCCGACAGGAAGTCCGGCGGCAGCACCGGTGTCTTGACGCCAAACCGCCTTCGACGAGTCCCCTGCAGCAGGGGTCAAAGCGTCGTAGACGATGTTGGTGGTCTCATCCGCCTTCTTGACGGTGAGAGAAGCCATGGCTGGCATAGTGGGTTACCCTAAAAAAGGAGTCATTTACCAAGGACAGCTAAAACCAACGCGATCGCTTGCGCGCCACGTTGGAGTGAGAAGCCCTTGAAAGGCTTTACCTGAAGCACCGGACCTGGAATACTGGTCAAGCGCGTCATTCGTACGTCGATATTCCAAGTGTTGGTTTTCGTCCATCTGATGTCATTCGGAACCTGAAAATTCCAGGTAGAATAACTAAGAGATTTATGAGAACCAGACACAAAGAAGTTCGACCACTGGTGTGAAAGTGAAACACCAGCCCAGTCAGAACAAGAACTGAGCACTTGTTCGACGTTGATAAACCAATCAACGACGAAGGAAAAAGGCATCAACTTCCAAGGCAGCGCGAGATCAAGGATCCCGAGCTGGTTTGCGAGAAAGAGATTCGGATTGGTAATCCGAGCGATAGCACCGCACCGAGCATCGATCCAAGCATCCGCGGTACGCGTCAGAGACGCGTATGACGTGGATGTCGATGTGATCGAAAAGTTCCGGTACGTAAGAGGCTCTCGCGCCCTACCATACAAACTCCGTTCGCCGGGGTCACTAGTCAGGATCTCCATAGAACTTTGAAGATCAGATATGAGTGGTTTCCACCCATATTCGTATTCCAAAAAGTTCTGGGAGAGAGCCTTTCTATTTGAGACACCGGAGGGTACGGGCGTTCGGAGGATCCGAGCAGCGTCGCCGAAGCGACACTTCTTGATCGCCGACACGGCCTGATAAGCCTGAACGCTGCGTTGGATAATACCCTGACGGGTCTTACCCATTTGAGCAACGTTTTCAAGCCAACCGGCAGTGTCGCCCAGTCCAGCCTTAAGCTTCTCATATGCCTTATTACGGGCGTAAGTAGCTTTTCGGTTGTACTCGCTACCCCAGAAACCCTGAACATCGAAAGACGAATCCTTCGCTGAAACAGAGTAACCAGTGTAGTTATCAACAAACGTTCGGCCACCAACTTCACTAAAAGTATACGGCAGGGGGCGATCGACGGGCATAGCCTGGCGATAGCGCTGTCGTGACATAGTGGTGTTGTAGCCGTTAACCGTTTGAACGATGGGTCCGGTTACAGGTAGCATGCTTACTCCAAGGTCGATGTTTCATCGACCGCGCGGGATCGACTTAAAGATCCC